ATCAAGTACAGACACTTTCACAAATAAAGGTGGTAATAATAGTCAATGGACAAATGATGAAGGATATACGACACTTGCTATCGGCACAAGTAGTACAACGGCATTAGCAGGCAATACAGCATTGCTTGCTATCGGCACCACTAGTACAACGGCATTAGCAGGCAATACAGCATTGCTTGCTATCGGCACCACTAGTTCAACGGCAATGGCGGGCAATTCAGCATTAACAACAATTAATGCTAATGCAGACGATAGAGTTATAACAGGTAGTGGAACTGCAAACACATTAAACGGCGAAGCTAATATGACGTTTGACGGTTCAACATTAGCTGTTACTGGATTAGCTGTTACTGGAGCTATTACTGCAACAGGCAATATTACCGCGGCGTTTTCTTCCGATTCACGTCTAAAAGAAAATTTAGAGAAAATAGAAAACTCTTTAGACAAAGTAGAAAAAATAAACGGTTACACATTTAATTGGAACGATAAATCCGATCAAAATACTGAAGTAAGAGATGTTGGAGTTATTGCCCAAGAAGTTGAGGAAATCTTACCCGAGGTCGTTATAGATAGAGTAGATGGTTATAAAGCTGTTTATTATGAAAAGTTGATACCCCTATTGATAGAATCAATAAAAGAATTAAAAACAAGAATTGAAGTTTTGGAAAATAAAGAATGACTTTACCCTTTTCTGGCGAAATAACACTAAACGCAATTGCTGCTGAATTTGGAAATGCCGCGAATTTATTTTCAAACTATTCTGGAAGTCTTACTGTTGCAGAAAGAGCAGCACACCCCGGGGTACCCTCCAGCGGAGATATCGCAATAACAGATTTTTATACAACAGTTGCACCAAGTTCCGGTCCTGGTTTATTTGTTGAGAACCATAATATGCTGGCGAAGACATATGGAACCGACGGGTCTATTACCGATGCTGCCGGAGACACTGTTGTAGTTAAAACTTTTCAAGGTTGGAATGTTATGTTAGGGCAGCACATATCTGGACTTTTTAACACGCCAGGAACTAACTATCTTAGTCCCGAGGATACCACATATCCAGCAAACAATTTAAATGTGACTGGGTATAATTTGGCAAATGTTCAAGGTCCTTTCAAAGATACAAATACAGATCATTCCGGGAATGCGAACCGAACAGGCGTTCCTTCTTATACAACATCCTTTGTGGATCCAGATACACTTATAGGCTCTACTTCTTCTGGATATAATGCGGTTTTGATGGAAAGTTATGTTTACGCTGAAGTGGGATATGATGTGGTTAGAGGTCCAGTTTTATATTCTAATGCTTCAAGGACAATTGCTGCTGGAGAAAAAGTCGCTTTTAAGTATAAAGTTAAGTCGGGTGGAGATGCGTATGATATATTTGCCTATCTAGTTGATACTAGCAATGGCACTCAGAAAATACTTTTAAATGAAACTCAAACCACTGCAGGCGGAGAAACCGCGTGGCGGTCCAATGAAACAATCGTAAACACAACTGGTGATTATATATTTGTTTTCGTAAATGGCTCTTATGATTTTACCGGCTTCAGGCTTGTTGGTGCATCTCTTTATGTGACAGATATTGAAATTCTCGTTGGTGGAGGAATCGGAAGTGTTGACAACTTAACAGCAGGATCTACTGTAGGTTGGCAAGCAGGAACACATACCAATGTTACATTTTCAACAGATGGTAATGGCACAGGCGCAGTGTTTAATGTAGTGCTGGATCTGGTGACCACTGCGGCGGTTTATATTATTCATCCGGGAGAAGGATATGCAGTAGGAGATACTATAACTGTTAATGCTGATCAGTTAGGAAATGGTGGTGGTAGTAATTTAACTTTTGACGTAGCCAACATTGGTGGAGGAGTCGGATCATTTAACAACTTCACACCAAATGGCGGTAGCAATAATACATGGCAAGCAGGAACACATACCAATGTTACATTTTCAACAGATGGTAGCAATTTGACGGGGCAAGGATACCGATATGGCACAGGCGCAGTGTTTAATATATTGGTTCAGAGTACAGGTCAAGCAGTGGTTTATATTATTGATAAGGGAGAAGGATATGCAGTAGGAGATACTATAACTGTTAATGATGATCAGTTAGGAAATAATGGTGGTAGTAATTTAACTTTTGATGTAGCTACATTAGATTAATAATGTAAATTCTATTTTGTATAAATAAGAGTATAATAAGGAGATATTGACATGGAAGATGAAGATTTTGAAGTAGATGATGGAATATCCAATGAAGAGTCAACAGATATTGAAGTTTCCGATGAAGTAGAAGAAAATGAAGAAATAGAACCTATGATGGATTTTATTAATTCAGTTCAAAACGATCAATTACGCGATGCGGGAAATATATTTAAGAGCGCGATAGGTGACAGGGTCAGAGATGCGTTAGAATCTGAAAGAATTAATATTGGAAGTAATATGTTTGCTTCTACGACCGATGAAGAATAATTTTATTATAAATATTATTATTATAAACATAAATTAAGAGAAATTAAAATGAAAACTTTTAAAGAATTAAAAGAAACTGTACTGGCAGAAAAAAACTTAATAGTTGGCGGTCAAAAAATCGTTATTACTAAGGTCGGTAAAGATTTTAAAGTGACTATTGATGGAGAGCATTTAGACAATTATGGGTCTGAAAAAGAAGCTATTTCCATGGCAAAAGAATTCATTAAACAGTTTAAAAGAGGATAAGATATGAAGTTAATTGCGGAATATTGTGATCATGACCTTTCTTTGGTTAAAGAATCAAAAGCGAATGGCGAAAAATCTTATCAAATAAAAGGTGTATTTGCACAAGCAAATAAACCAAATCGCAATGGCAGAAATTACGCTATGGAAGTAATGAAGCCTGCGGTTGATAAATATTTTAAAGAACAAGTTAAAACTGGGCGTGCTGTGGGTGAATTAAATCATCCTGAAGGACCGACAGTTAACTTGGACAAGGTATCCCATCGTATTACGGATCTCAGATTTGAGGGAAATAATGTGATGGGTAAAGCACTTATATTAGATACTCCTATGGGCAAAGTTGTAAAAGGCTTACTTGATGGTGGTGTTCAACTAGGTGTTTCGACTCGTGGTATGGGAAGTCTAGAGAAACGTAATGGAGTAATGGAAGTTAAGAATGACTATCATCTTAACACCGTTGACATTGTTCAAGATCCAAGTGCACCTGATGCTTTTGTAAATGGAATTATGGAAGGTGTAGAATGGGTATGGAATAATGGTTTGATACAATCTCAAGACATTGAAAAAATAGAGACTGAAATTAAAAGAACTCCTTCAAGGGCTTTAGCGGAAGCAAAAGTTCGTGAGTTTGAAAATTTCCTCTCGTTGCTTAAATAGAAAAGGAGTCAAGTATGACTGATAATAACCAGGAACTTGAGATCCATGATGACGAAGGAATTGTGGAATCTCACGAAGATCAGCTAGACGAAAGAAGTGAACCTAAAGGCGATAAAGTATCGTCTATGGAAACACCTCCAACTGAAGCTGATTCGGTCGCGTCTGTAAAAGCCGCTGCCGGTAAAACCAAAAAAGCGGCGGTGCCAAAAGCATCGGCGTCAGGCGCAAAAGCCAAAATGAAGGAAGCCATTGATAAAATGGAAGTAACTCAACTTCAATCATTGTACGCAAGTGTAATGGAAGAAGAAGTCGAAATGGAAGAAGAAGCTATTGTAGAAGATTCTACAAAAGACGAATTGGAAGTTATGATTTCTGAGGACGAGTCTCTAAGCGAAGACTTTAAAGCAAAAGCAAGTGTACTTTTTGAAGCTGCAATTAACAACCGTGTTGCAACTAAAGTTTCAGAATTGGACGAAGAATTTGCCGCTAAAGTCGAGAGTCTTGAGGAGCAATTTGCTACTGAGACTGAGGAAGCAATCAATGAAGCCAAAACTGAATTGGTCGATAAGATGGATTCCTACCTAAACTATGTTGTCGAAAATTGGATGGAAGAGAATAAACTTGCCGTTGAGCAAGGCATTCGTACTGAAATTGCTGAAGGTTTCATGAACAAGTTACAAGAATTGTTCGTAGAATCTTATATTGAAGTACCGGAATCCAAAGTTGACCTAGTTGATCAACTTGCTGAAGAAGTTAAAGAACTTGAAGAACTTCTAAATGCAGAAACTGCCAATAATGTTGAAATGAATGAGAGAATCAATAACCTGAAGCGTTCCATGATTATTCGTGAAGCGTCAAAGGATCTTGCTGAAACTCAGGCTGCAAAACTAGACAAATTGTCAGAAGGTGTTGATTTTGAAAGCGAAGAAAAATTTGCGTTCAAAGTTGAAACCATCAAAGAATCGTATTTTTCAACAAAATCAGACGCGGAATCGCCTGCTGCAATAGTTGAAGAAACGCTTACCGAAGAAACTGAAGAAGATACTGATCAAGGTGAAGTTTCTTCTAGTATGGCGCAATATATTGCCGCCCTAAAAGCTAACTAAGGAGTATTAAGTTATGCAATACCAACAACTCGTAGAAAAATGGGCTCCAGTTCTGAATGAAGAAACTGCTGGAACCATTCAAGACAAGCATCGTAAAGCGGTAACCGCTGTTGTGCTTGAAAACCAAGAAAATGCTCTCCGTGAGCAACGCCAACAGATGATGGGTTTCGGTGAATTGAACGAAGCCGCGCCATCTAACTCAACTGGTGCTAACGTACAAAACTGGGATCCAATTCTGATTTCACTCGTTCGCCGTTCTATGCCTAACATGATGGCATATGACGTTTGTGGTGTTCAGCCAATGACCGGTCCAACAGGGCTGATCTTTGCAATGAAATCCACATATAGAAGCACTGACAATGGTGCTACTGATGGTAACGAAGCAATGTTTGGTGAAGCACTGTCTGCCTATTCTGGTGATTCTGCTGGTGTTCACAATTCAGACGGTTCTGGCTTTAGTGGCGTTACTAACGCTGGTGCAGCTGGTCTGGACGATGATCGTCGTGATCCACTAAGTGGTACTGGTATGTCTACTGCTTCTGGCGAAGCACTGGGTACAGCTAGTTCACCTGCGTTTAATGAAATGGGTTTTACCATTGATAAAGCGCAAGTTGTTGCGAAAACACGCGCATTGAAAGCGGAATATTCGCTTGAACTCGCACAGGATCTGAAAGCAATTCATGGTCTGGACGCTGAAAGCGAACTGGCTAACATTCTTTCTGTTGAGATTCTTGCAGAAATCAACCGCGAAGTTATCCGTTCAATCAACAGCCAAGCCAAAACTGGTGCAGCTGGTGCAAACACTGCACTGAATGGTGCTTTCAACTTGAACACAGATGCCGACGGTCGTTGGAGCGTTGAGAAATTTAAAGGTCTCATGGTTCAAATCGAGCGTGAAGCAAACACAATTGCAAAAGAAACTCGTAGAGGTCGTGGTAACTTTATCATTACATCTTCGGACGTTGCATCTTGCTTGTCTGCAACTGGTATGTTGGACTATGCTCCAGCACTGAAAGATAACCTGAGTGTTGATGATACTGGTAATACATTTGCTGGTGTTCTGAACGGTCGTACAAAAGTATATGTTGACCCATATGCAACTGTTGACTATATCACAGTAGGCTATAAAGGTTCTAACGCATATGATGCTGGCATCTTCTATTGCCCATACGTACCTCTGACCATGGTTCGCGCCGTTGCAGAGGAATCGTTCCAGCCAAAAATTGGTTTCAAAACTCGTTATGGCATGGTATCAAATCCATTTGTTGGTGCAACCGCATCTGATGGACTTGCCACTGCTAAAACTAACCAATACTACAGAATTTTCCGTGTTGATGATCTGCTAGTATCCTAAAATAAAAAAAAGAGCGAGGCACAGACCTCGCTCTTTACTACAAAACTTAAAAGCAATACTTCGGTGTTGCTTTTTTTTAATCTAAAAAACAGTTCCATTGTTCATTTACATAGAACGCTTCTAGTGTATTATCTTTACCGAATGGTGAGATAATTTTACATACTGGAGGATTAGTATCGCCACTGCTAAAACTAACCAATACTACAGAATTATTACCACGTTCATTATGTCTCATACTCATAGAACCTTCTACAATTTTACAATCGTGGTGCGATGGCTGAACCATAGATCCAGTAAATCTAACTGTTACGACTTGCATTATATACCTCCTGTTTTATTTCAATAATTTCTTTCATTTTTTCTTCCACGATGGATAATGTATCCATCGATTTATCCCCAAAGCTGTAACCACCCAGTTCAAACGGATAGTCTATGTTGGTTTCAATATGTGGACGATCTCCCCGCAACTCTGAGATTTTTCTAAAGCTGGTGGGCATCACCAACTCTATTTCATCAGGCGAGAACCTCGGCCCAGATACACTTTTCCATAACATAAAATTCGTCCAATCATTCCAACCCTCGACTATCCACCTATTGTACTTCTGACATTCAATTACGTGCAACCCATATTTATGACAAAAGTTTTTAAACCATAAATATGCACTTTCATCATTTGAAAAGACTCTGTTGTATTCTTCGTCAACAGTCTCAGTCTTTATCTCTTTCCACATTAAGCAACTCCTCTTTTCATTTTCCAATTTTGGATTGTTTTGTTGTACCATTCTTCATTCTTATTACGAAGAATATCAAGAGGTGCGTGGCTTACTTCTAAACCTTCAGCATTTCTTGCGGTAACATATTCTTCAACGGTAAAAGACTTTACCAGTTCTGCAACGAATTTTGTTTTAGTGAACGGTCCGCGATGCTTAAAACGGGCTATGAAAAGATCAATTCCTTTGCCTACACGGCTTGGGTGAACATTTATGCCGTTTTCTGTGACCTCTGGCCAAACTGGACGATCTGTATAATCTCCAGTGTAGTGAAGGTATCCACCATGATAGCTAAAATCTGCTTTGTTGAACTTAGACATTTGTGAACCCTTTCAAGTGATTCTGTTTATACTAGTAAGGTAACATAAAAAAGGGGTCTTGTCAACCCCTTTCCTATCATTATGCAGCTAGTTTGCAAATACGATCAAAATTTGCACTGAAGTCATTATGGTGAGATAGACCAAATGTATAGGCGCAGTAGCTGGCGCCATGGCGATAGTCGCTACTATCAAAGCCTTCAGCGTCTAACATCCAACGAATTGCATCGTCTACATCAAGACCAGGACTCAATTGGATAACAGCATCTAAACGCTCCATGAAAGTTTCTAAAGCATATGCTTCAGAATCAGATTCTCTCTGCCAAGTGCGGTCACACTCATTAGAAAGAGAATCCCAACGGCTCTGCTTTTCATCATCAGTCATGGCTTCCCATGACTCATAAAAAGAAATAGAAGGACGAAACCCATGAGCTTCTTTATACAAGTCAGAAATAATATCAGAACAAAAAGTATTAGACATTTGCGAACCCTTTCAAGTGATTCTGTTTCTATAACTAAACTAGCATATCTTGAGGTGTTTGTCAAGAGGTTTATTGGTCCAAATATATGCGAATTAAAAATATATAAATAGTAGTATAAGGAGAAAAAAAATGGCAGATTTAACACAAACATCGAATTTTTTACAGCCCACAAACTTTAAGGTTGTTATAGAACATTCTAAATTTGGTAATTTGGAATTTTTTGCTCAGAGACTAATACATCCTGGTATAACGGTACAATCTCCTGATGTTCCATATAAAAGAATTTCAGCGATAGCTCTGCCTGGAGATACTCTAAACTTTGAAGATTTATCAATGGATGTATTGGTAGATGAAAATATGAATACCTATATAGAAGTTTTTAATTTAATCACTTCTATGGTGCAAACTACATATAAATCTCCTTTAGAAGCGGCGTCTGCTGGTGATCAAACTTTAGACATAACACTTACTATCACAAGTAGTGCCAATAATGTGGTTAAAACTATTAGATATATAGATTGTGTAGCTACAAGTATAGGGACTATACTCCTTGAAGCTACATCAGAAACATCGCCTGTCATTACGTTTCCAGTGACATTTAAAATTGGATATTATGAAATTAAATAATTATATTATGGAGAATTGATTGTTAACTCTTGAAAGCACTTTAGAAGAATGGCAAACAGATTGTAAAATTGACGAACACAACTTAGTAAGGTCTACTGTAGAAATTGCAAAGCTACACGCAAAATACTTACAGGTATTGTCTATAAACAAACTTCAATTAAAAAAAGCCAAAATGAAACAACAAACACTTCTTTTAGAGAAGTGGAAGTACTATAATGGCAAACTATCACAAGATGAAATTGAGTCACATGGATGGGAATATGATCCTTTCAATGGCATCAAAGTAATAAAAGGTGA